TTGAACATGCAGAAGAAATGTCTATCATTAGACAAATCAAGCATAAGTACCAGCCCGAGCCGAAGGAAGATCCTTCGGATCTGGAGGACTTCATGTAAAAGCAACGGGATCATCCAGCGGTTGCACCGAAAGGTTTTTCGCTGGCGCAGGCTGTCAGTCCTCCTCTCTCTTTCCACTGACGTTAAAGAAAATCTGAAAGGGAAAACAATGTCCGTATCTGAAAATATTCGCAGCCGACTTAAGTCGGAGGGTGTCCGTTACTTTGCAAACGACAACATCTCTGAGTACATCACCGAAGAAGAGAAGCAGGGGCTTATCGATGAGCTGACAGTTAAGTTCGAAGACGTTCTTGACTCACTTGTTATTGACCGCGAGAACGATCCTAACTCTCATGGCACTCCCAAGCGCCTTGCCAAGATGTACATCAACGAGATTATGCGTGGTCGTTACGAAGAAGCGCCACCTGTAACTGCGTTTCCTAATGATCACAGCAAAGACAGCTACAACGGTATGATCACTGTCCGTGCTGAGATCATCTCCATGTGTTCGCATCACCATCAGCCTGTCAAGGGTGTTGCGTATATTGGTATTCTGCCTTCGACGAAGGTGATCGGTCTGTCCAAGTATGCTCGGATTGCGCAGTGGTGCGCACGTCGTGGAACGCTGCAAGAAGAGCTGACGAAGATGATCGCTGATCAGATCCAGGAGCACACTGGAGCCGCGGATTGTGCCGTGTATATTCAGGCTACACACGGGTGTATGGAGAACCGCGGTGTCTGCGCCCACAGTTCACTTACACAAACTACCGAACTGCGTGGGCAGTTCTACAATCCTAGTGTTAAGAACGAGTTCCTCGACTACATCCGCATGCAACAACAATTTGCAGGAAATCGTACGTAGGGGTGTTGACTTTGTAGTGCAAAGTATTATATAATAGTTCGTGGACAACATAACTTAAAGGAGAAAATGTCATGTCTAACACTATCATCAACGATACCAATAAGTTCAACTTTGACCTTGCTTATGAAGTGTATAAGCGAGTGTATTCTGCTTGGCAGACTCTGTCTGACAGAGAGCAAAAGAAGGCTCGTCGTCAGGTCGAGGCGATGGTCCGTGAATCTGGGTTCAATGGTAATCCCACCGGCTTGATCAGCGAAGCAGCTCTCGAGACTGTCATCAATCACAAGAAAGGCATCAAGCCTAACAAGGATAACCGAACTGCGCTCGAGCATCCTGTCACCTATACTAACGTTGCTCTCCATTGTTTGAACAACGAGACGCTGCTGTCTTACGATGATTACTTCAATGTGTGGTTTGATAATCTCGTGACGACTATTACCACCAACGAAGAAAACTATCGTCTGACCAAATTCCAAAAAAACTTCGAATTTGGTGTTGACTGTTGGAAGAAAATGTATGAAGAAGCTGGGATCAAACTTGTGGAACGTCCTCGTTTGATGTCTAAATCTGAAAAGCGTCGGTATGGGATCATCTAAATGAAAAACGCAAAAATCAAAGAACGTCAACTTCTTGAGTTCTATGGAGCGATTGCTTCGATGACTCGTGATGAAACTCTTGATTATTGTGTAGAACTGATTAGGGGCGCCCGCGCCCCTAACCACACGTTGATCAATCAGTTGAAGTCTATGGGTAAAAATCGTATGGTCATCGCTATGAATAACTTTATCATGAAGGGTCATGGATATGGCATTTGATCTTGAAGCTCGAATCCAATGGGTAAAAGACAATCCGGAAATATTTGCTTCCTATGGAACATCTGCTGGATTAATAATTGAGCGCATTGCTGCTGGCGATCGATTTTGTGATGAACATGGGTATGACTACATTGATAGCGACTTGGGTAAGGTTGAGGTTAAGTCAACCTGCGTTCCTCAAGGAAAGAGTCTTCGCATTCAGAGCTATGTGAATAAGTGGGGACTGTTCGATCACCTTCAAATCATTGACGGATACAACAACCGTGTGTTTATCGTTGATCACGATACGTGGTTTGATTATGTCGACCGCAATGATATGTTTTGGTGGTCTGCAACGTACAATGAATCTGATAAAACTCAAAAAGGTAACACTGAGTTTCTCTTGCAATATGAGGTAGAGGTGTAGTGCAAAAATATGGAATCTATGAATGGGTCAATACAGACGGTGATGTCGTCTACATTGGTAGTACGTCGAAGTGGTATTTGAGTGGCCTTGAAGAGAACCATCGCCAATGGAAGGAGAAAGGCTACAGCTGGACAGCTTTCCGCGAAGCTCTTGTTACTGGCGGGCAGCAATGGACTGTTCGGTGGGCCCAGGAACCCAAGCTATGTACTAAACGACAAATTGAGATCGAAGAGGGAGCGTTAATTCGCTACGTCAAGCCATATTATAATCGTGATATGGACCCCTACGCAAGTTCAGTAAAACACAATCGATATGAGGAATTACAATGATCAAACTCGACAACATGATTTGGGTAAAGTTCAAGAAGGAGGGGATCCACAAGTATCCTGCAGCTCTAGATGATCCAAAACTTGCTACTGGTGGCTGGGATGATGTTAGCTTCCTGGGCTATCCTCATCGTCACATTTTCCACTTTAAGGTTTCTGTTGAGGTCTTTCACGACGATCGTGACATTGAGTTCATTCAGTTTAAACGTTGGCTTGAGCGTCTATATTCTGATGGCACTCTTCAACTAGACTACAAGAGCTGTGAGATGATCTCCGATGAACTGGCTGATAAGATCGAAGAGAAGTATCCGGACCGCCATGTGATCATTGAGATCTCAGAAGATGGTGAGAATGGTTCTTTTGCGACCTACGGCCCGAATGGTTGACATGTATAAATACCTGTGGTATACTAATCGTAACATTAGTCACATGGGATCCTACTAATGAAATCATTCAAACAACTCAGTGAAGAGCTCAGCGCAGCAGATGCCGCTAAGAAGAAGCTCAAGAATATGAAGGGCAAGCAAGTGTCTTTCACCCACGCAACGACTGGTGAAAAGATCACCGGGACTTACCAAGGGTTGAAGACAATGGGCGGCCGCTCATATGCTCACGTTGAAACTGGTAAAGGCGCGCATCGCGTTCCTCCTCACCACATTCATCAAGCAAACTAACGGTTGATTAACCGTCTGATTTGACTTATAATTATAGGCAGCACCAGCTGCCTATTCTTTTAACTATGGAGATATAATGACTGACTTCTGCCACATTACCCCTACAAAGTATCTTGATGTGTTCGCTGCAGGGCGATCTCATCACCTTGTCCTCGCGCATCTAATCGAAGAAGATCAGCAATATGCTGAGTGGTATGCGAACATGCCACGCAAAGAGGACACCGTTGTCATCATGGACAACTCTGCATTTGAAATGTACAAGCAGGGCCGCCCGATGTATCCTTCCGACAAGCTGATTGAGATGGGCAAGCGTGTCAACGCTGACTACATCGTTATGTCGGACTATCCAGGCGAACCAGCACAAAAGACCATTGATGCGGCCAACGAGCTCGGTCCGATCTTCAAGCAAGCGGGTTTCGGAACATTCTTCGTTCCCCAGGCAGAGATTGGTAACATCGAAGATGTTATTGCATCGTTCCGTTGGGCAGCAACGTCTCCAAACGTCGATTACATTGGCGTTTCGATTCTCACCGCACCGAATATGTTTGGTGTTGAGAAAGGCAATAACCTGCAGCGTTTCCTCTCTCGCTGGAAGCTGATGCAGCTACTTGAGTGGGAAGGCGTGCTCGATAAGATCAAAGAGTATGGCAAGAAGATTCACTTCCTTGGTATGGTTGATGGTCCAAACGAGATTGCTCTGGTTGAGCGTTGGCTCTATCACATCGACACGTGGGACAGCTCTGCTGCTGTTTGGGCTGCTATTTGCGGAATCAAGTTTGACTCATCGCCGACTGGTCTGATTAACGGCAAGAACGAGATTGAGGTTGACTTTGATCACAATACAGCTACAATTGATCAGATCGCAGCTGCACTAAGCAACATTCGATACATTGACGACCTACTGGAGTTTCCCAATGGAACGCACATCTAACATGTACAAGTATCATGAAGACAAAGCTATGGCAGCTTTGCAAGAGTATATTGATAGCACGTATGGCCAACACTACGTTGGCGACGGTGATGTACAGACTGTAGACTTCTGGCGATCGCTCGGATCGCTGGAGACTACTGCTCGTGACACAGCTATCAAGTATCTTGCTCGCTATGGCAAGAAGGCTGGTAAGAACCGCAAAGACATCCTTAAGACTATGCACTATTGCATTCTGATGTTGTATGCTTTAGATTTGGAGGAAAACAATGAGTATGATTAATATTGGCGGTGGGAAGACAACTTCTAACCTGACAGGAATTAGACTAGGAGACGTGCAGCCTAATGCTGTCGACCTTCGCCTGGGCAAAGTATTTAAGATTACAGACAACGTCTTCACGATCGATGAGGAGCAGAAAGTTCATCGCGGATCTACTGAATACGAGCCGTGGGAAGATGGATACTACTACCTGTATCCTGGCCAGTATGAAGTAATTATGGAGAATATGATCAATGTTGGACCCGATGAAGCTGGGTTTGTTATCACACGTAGCACTCTTAACCGTAACGGCTGTTTCCTTACTAGTGGTCTTTATGATACCGGTTACAACGGTGTTATGGCCGGTGTTCTACATGTTAACTGTGGTCTTATGCGGATTAAGCCTGGCACTCGCATTGGCCAATACCTCAACTGGAAAGCCGAGGCTCTGAGCTCATATGCCGGTGACTATGGCTTCGGCAAAGACCATGACAAAAAGTATGGTTGATGTTCACCGTTGAGATGGATCATGATGAGGTGACCGTTACTGTCCTGGACAATGACGGTCACTACGACGATGTAGAGCTAATCCTCTATGACGACATCATCTATGTTCGCCAATATGATGCCCAGCACGATCTAATGCAAATGATCGCAATGTCACCCGAGATGTTCAACGAACTTCGGGCGGCAATGAAGCACCCAGCTGGAACATACTTAACAAAACACAAATAGCTGTTGACTTCGTAATGGCCGCAGCCTATAATGGCACAGTCTAACAAAGGAGACTGATATGTCCAATCAACGTGCTGGTAAGACCTACCGTGCAGCTGCCAATGATGGCCTTGGTGAGATGAAGCTTCGTAACTTTTTTCGTGACTGTGCGGAGATCCTTGAGGATGTTGGTCAGTACGACGCTGCGTTCTACTTTGGGCAGGTTGTTGACCATATTAACAACGGTGGGTCGCTTCCGTCTGACATCCGCGAAGTGGGTAAGATCCTTGGAGTGTGAACTGCCGATCGAGCTGGAGTGCTTCCTGATCACGTGGGGGTTGTTCTCTAAGCAGGACAACCCCAATCGCCCAAAGCCGGATGTGCACATAGAGCAACCCCAAGAAAAATATGTTGCCTGGAAGCCTTCGTTTCCAGGCGAAGAACCTCCATTCTAATTTTTTCAAAAAAACATGTTGACTTCGTTGTTACGTGGTACTATATTATAAGTACGGAACAAGAAAGGAACCAACCATGTTCGAAATGAAAATCGTCGAAGCATTTCGCCGCGCTGTGAAGAAAGAAGAGAACTGGGACCACGGTGCCGAAGTCATCTGGGACTTTGTCGACGCTGACATTTACATGGAAGTTAAACTGAACGAACGTTCGAAGGATGAATACTTCCAGTATGCTAAAATGTTCGACGCGCTTGCTGTCACCCATGAAGCACACTACAGCGGGTATAGCTACGAAGAGGTTATGGCAGAACTCATGAAGGTCGACGCAGAATACAAAGAGCTGTTTGGCTGCGCATAACAACAAAGAGGCAGGGACATGAAGAACATCACATCTAACATCATCACCGGAGCAGTGTTTGTCGCAGCGGCTGTAGCTGCAATCTATGGAGTATCGGGCCCTGCTTATTCTGAGCAGGACCTTGAGTGTATGGCCATGAACATCTACCACGAAGCTCGCGGCGAGCCGATTCTCGGTCAGATTGCTGTTGCGCAGGTCGTGATGAACCGAGTCGACCACGATTACTTCCCCAATGATGTCTGCGAGGTTGTTTGGCAACCGCATCAGTTTAGCTGGACCAGTGATGGCCGTTCTGATGTCGCCCACGACCAAGAGCGCTATGCAATTGCGGAGAATATTGCCATCACCGTGCTTGAGCGTGAAGAAGATGATCCTACTGGCGGTGCTCTGTTCTATCACGCTGACTATATTTCTGCTCCGAGCTGGACACGCCAGATGGATGTTTCGCTGGAGTACGGGGTTCACATTTTTTACACTTGGGATGGTACGTGGGAATGAAAGAGTTTTCGAGAGAATATCTGGATTTTGAGGCGAAGCATACAAGAGAGTTGGTAGAACTTCATACAAATACAAAAGATGAAGTGCTGAGGCTTCAAATTCTTACACTACGAAAAACTCTTGAACGTTTGTTTATGATGGGTGTGGAGTAGCCCCCTTTCATAAAACCTTTAACAAAACTTCATAAAACCTTCATATTACACTGCGCTGCAGACTATTAAATAATAATGGCGTTTGGCCATATCCATCTGTTACGAAG